TCTACGCAGACGCAGTGATAACGAACATCGTTATCATCGCTGTACAAGATTTCTCCTGTACGAGCATCAACTCCACGGGCCCTCTTTACACGGTTGGCATGAGTGTGTCCGTGAATGTTAGTACCAAACCGACCCAAGCTATCACTATGTACAGGAATATGACTCAAAATCATTCCGTTCATGACATGATACGCCCGCAACTCACGAAAGTATTCACGATACTCGTCGTCACGGAAGATGTCGTGGTTGCCGCGGATCAATACCTTGTCTCCGTTCAAACGGGCCAATGTCTTTAAACTCTTACGGTTAATTACAACGTCACCCAAATGATAGACCTTGTCACTGGGTTTGACGGTTTCGTTCCAAGCCTTGACCATAGCTTCGTCCATTTCTTCAGGAGTATCCCATGGCCTTAATTTTGTAACTCCATCGTTACGTGTGAAGCGGCATACACCCATATGTCCAAAGTGTGTGTCGCTGACTAAAAATACGCTAGGCATATACTACCTCCAATTTATCAATAGGGACAATACGTAAGGCACCTTCAGAGGTATCACCTTCAACTGCAATAACTACTCGTGACTCTCCAAGGCTGTCTGGCGACATTACTGGACCTGCATCAAACCATTCTGATCCTGCAGGCATGTCGTAGTGATTTTTTATTAATCTAAATTTCATATTCGTTCCTTTTTCATTCGTCCAATACGCGATGCCTTGTTCCAATCGTAGGCAACACCATCTGGGCATACTCCGTTGTTAACTGCATCGACTCCAAATACGCCACAGACTTCAAAGTCCGGACCTTTGATTGTTACAAACATGCCAACTGTTTTGGCAAATGTCATGGCTTCATTCAATGTGTTGCAAGAAAACAATGGCAACAGATTCTTGCTGATTACTTGATATTTTTCTTTTTTCATAAATGTATTATAGCACCAAAAGATGCTATAGTCAATTGGATGTTGTAAAAATACAACAGTTATTCTTTAACGTAGAATATAAAGTCGTTACTGAACAGTCCGTCTGGTACTTGTACCTGTAGCAAGTGCATACCTATTGTCGGTGCGTTAGCCAAAGTAATTACTACTTTTTCATTGCTCTTAACACTAACGGCGCCGTTAACACGTATACCATCTACAAATATTTTAGCATCGTCTTTAAAATGGCGGCCGCTAATAGTCATGCTAAGGCGTCCAGCAGTAACAGTTGGAAAGTCTTGTTTACGTTGATCATGAATTGAACCTAATGTCCATAGTGCTGGTTGCGGACTATTAACATCTGCGTTGACTCCGTGCCTTGCTGTAAAAGTTCCAACAAATTTGCCCAGTTCTGCGTGTCTAATTAAATCAACTTTTGAGTAGTATTTACCCTGCATGGCCTTATCTACATAAACTCCACCCTTGTAATCCGGATCAAATTGAAGTTGAACCTTTCGTACTTCTGCATTATCAATAAAGGCTCCGTCTGCTTCTAGAACAACTGCTCCTTGACTTGCCGCTGATTCCATAGCTATCAAAACAGTATCATCAAATACGTCCTTTGAAACAGTTACCTGTCTTGCAAATGTTCCAGAAAAACCTGTACTGCCCTCTAATACCATGTCCCACACTGGATCAAATTTATGTCTTGGACCAGTATCGCCACTCCAAGTTAATTGCCAAGTGCTTTTTTCATCTCTTCCTTTTTCTGCAATAATTGCAATCCAAGGAAAATCAATGATATTCAATCGTCCTTGCGGCAAGATCATGTGTCTGTCATAGGCGCCGCGCCATGTCGGAGCCTTCATGCCATTTTTTCCAGGTGTCCTTGCACTGGTTAGGAACGGCATACGGTGGCAGCTGCCGCAGACATTAGGCTGATTAAACTTAGGATTAATGTCACCTTCGACATGGAATAGTGAAAAGCCTTGTCGTGCTTCACTAGTTACTACGTTTGTATATGGTCGTTTTGGGGCGGGAGGGTACGGAACACTCAGCAGGTACACTGCCAAGTTGTTACGTTCATCTTCTGTTAACGCACCTTTTTTCTTATCCTTAGATATCAAGCTCATAGTTGTAGCTAGATTATCGTCAATTAATTGTCTTAGACAACTTATAGGGTTGTTTACTTTACAATTAGAAGAAGAAGGCAAAAACAAATTTGCACTGTTAATTCCTCCGTAGGGATCGCCCTTTGTTCCATCCCAATGGAATGGTGCTGTATCTCTTAGCCCTCTGACAGGCATAGACAGTCGGGGCATGATTTGATTGCCTCCTGAAACTATGGGCGTATCTAATACCCAAAGTAATTGATCGGAATGGCCGTTAGGATGACAACTGGCACAAGAAAATGTCCCAGTTGAGCTTACTGTTGCTGAGTTAAAAGCAATCCTTCCACGCTTAACAACGGCGTGTGTAGGATCTTCTAATGTAATTGTTGTGGTTAATTTAATATCTTTTGCATTAGATACATCAAGCAAAGTCACAGTATTGTCTAACGCATTATAAATCCATGCTTTAGATAATTTACCTTTTTCAAGTGCAATACCTCTAGGACCTGCACCCACAGTTATCTGACTTAAAACTTCTCCACTTCGAGAATCCAGTGCAAAAATTTTATCTGACGATGAAGCTGAGGCTATAATTATAGAATCATCGTCGGATATTTGTATAGCATACGGAGTAGACAGTGCTTGATCCTTGTTAGGATTAGCAGGGGGTAATGGTTCTAAGTTTAGAAATTTCTTATCTACTCCGTTGTCGTTAAATTGTACACTGGTAATTTGATTTAGGTACGGTCTATTTTGTAGTTCAGCAAGTCCGTGTTTCTTTGTACCTGCTCGACCGTTAGCATCATTTCGTGCATCTGTTTGAGTAATAAAGATACGTCCTTTTGAATCCACAGTTAATCCATAGAGCAAGGTACCCAATGTTTCTACAATCTTAATTTGTCTATCTGTTTTTGTATCAAAAACAAATAAATCTTTATCTGGGTTTTTAGGATGTTTGACAATGTCGGATACATAGCCTAAAGAAAGTACGTTATTATTTTTAATTGTGTGTTCCCAAGCATCAAATGTAACTAGGTTTCCGTCTATATTTTGCTTGTAGCCTCCAGACAATTGGGTCTTATTTCCAGATTCAAAAGGAACAACATAGAGTCGATCTCCTTGAACAAAAATAGCTCTTGGGTCCTGCGCTCTAATTTCTAAACGATCTATTACCTTTCTTGTCTTTACGTCAACTACAGCGATTTGGTTTTCTGATGATAGGGCAACATAGGCCTTATTATTATTGGCAAATGCTATACCGACCGGCTCATCAAATAAAGTAGCCTTGCGATGAGTAAACTCTTGTATCGTAGCAACAACAACATGAAATGTTGGACTTTTTGGATCAGAGTCTATAACACTAACAGAGTCTGATACATGATTAGATACCCAAATTTCTTTACCATCGGGACGAACTGCGATACTAACCGGATCGACACCTACATTGATCCTTGTAAAGATCTTTTGAGTTTTGCGATCAATTACATCAACAGTGCCGCTTGGAGTATTGGTTACATAGACGTAGCTACCAGTTAGAGCAATTGGATTAACATGCGGGCTTTCCATAGAAGGATTCCCAACCGCTTTTAAATTTTGAGCGTAACCACTAAATGAAGAAACTGTTAATGCCGTTGCTAACAGTAATTTGGGTAAGAATTTTTTTGAGTTCACATAAACCTCGCGTGTTACGATATGTATATTATAACATCAAAATTAAAAACGGTCAACCAAAATACAGTGGCAAAATGCCACTACCAGTTTTCTACACCCGAGACCTCAATAGATACCTTAGCAGGGTAATCTGCGATTTCTGTTTCGTAAGACATTGTAAGAATACTGCCAATACCAGAACTGCTATCTTCTTCTAGTGTAAAGTATTCTGTACCAACTTCTTCACAGATCTTTTTAATCTTATTCAACTCAAATACGTTTAATCTAATCATTTTTTAATTCCAAAATGTTGTTTGATAGCAGTAACATATAAATTGCTTTGATACGCTCCTGCTGCTTTTTCTTCGTATGATGCCCCTTCGTTCATACAGGCTTGAGCACATTCTGCTATAATCAACTCGGCGAACTTTTGTGTATCAAAGTGTAACTGCCCGTCTACCAGTGTGCCGTCAACACGATGACTCCAGCACTGCTTCTCCAGTTCTTTAATTCGGTCGTTCATATATCGCCTTCTCTTTCTCTACGTGCTCTACGCTCTGCGGCCAGTGTAAAGACCTTTTCGTTGTCGTTGGTCCATTCCACAGTCTTAGGAAGAATGATTCCGAACTCAGTGGTTTGACCGTTAATGGTGTGAGGCTCATTCTCGTCGTAGGTCCAATCTAGGGCCTTCATCATCTTGTGCTTGACCAACAAGTTAGGGCTACGAAATGCTTCTGTATCTGAAAAGCCCAACATCACACCAATTTCGCAAACTGCACCACTGCGACAAACACCTGCATGACAGTGAACCACAACGTTCATGCGATTTTCTAGTGCATGTTGTAGCAGTCGAACAAGCTCATTGGCCTGCGCTTGGCTGCAACGCATTGCTTCGTCTAATGCAAAGTCCTTTTCTTCAATGTCTAAAAATTGAAACTGATGGACTTCTTTAAACTGATGAAAGGGTGTAGGAAAATCTCCAGGTGGATCTACAATTTGAATCAGCATAGAGTTTATGCCCGCATCAAAGTGATGTCCTTTGCGGATGTCGCTGAGTGCTACGTTTTGAATCCACGGCATGATATATTCCTTATAATCTGTATGTCACACGCCCTTTGGTCAGATCGTATGGACTGACTTCAATTTTAACACGATCACCTAAGATGATTTTTATCTTATGCTGTTTCAATTTTCCACTGGTATAACATATCAGTATATTGGGCATGTTGTCTACAGCAATTCTATACATGCTGCCTGGCAATACTTCTTGTACTACTCCAGTTAATTCAATTAAATCATTTTTGCTCATTATTTTTTGTGCTGTTTTTTAACTTTGGCATGAGCATTGTCTATGATTTTAAAAACTTTATTGGCCAATACTCGTTCCTTGCTGTATGCTTCTATTTCCCAAGGGCTGTCATAGTACTGAGATTTGTTTTTTTGTCCCATCCAAAATTTTGATTTGAGATTTTTACCGTGTTTGATTTGACCGCGAGCATATTGTTTCACATGTACCATTTCATGTGCTATAGTGATTATCAAATTTTCTATGCTCATCGCGGTATCGATTACCATACCCAGAGCCTTGGGTCCTACTTGAAACACACTACCTCGACACCCATCTCTTTTGCTCATACCTCGATCAGTCAAAATCACTAAACTGTATTTACTGTTCTCTAGTTTTAGTTCTTTTTTGAACAACTCAACACAGGTTTTTATCACAGTTTTAGTGACACTAGCGCGAGCAGCGATTTCTATCTCCATTGGTGTTCCTTGTGTGGTTTAACGTATATTATACTATGATTTGAACAAAATGTCAAGCGGTAATTTATTACAGATATTCAACGTCTGCGGCCAAGATAAATCTGAATTGATTGCTTTGAACAACACCAGGTCGGTGCCAAGTAGAACTAGGGTATATAATCCAATTTCCAACCACAGGCCGCACAAAAAATTTTCCATCTCCTGCTACACCGTTGGGAGCTATTTCTGTACCGCAGTAGTCACGATCTTGAACATCATCGGGGATTTTTAGGTAGTAAACTCCACTTAACATTTTAGCATTAGGATTCTTCGGATGCCAATGGTGGTGCCATAAATTATCACGATTTTCGGCACCCTGCAAATTGGTCATAAAACTCCAGGCCATCATCTCCGATACTTTGACCTCTCGACCTAGATACATGAACACAGCAAATAAAAAACTCATGCGATATTTCAACCACAGTGGTTCCGGTCTTGCAAATATGTTTTCTTTGGTTTGGAATTTTGGTGAATTTACAAAATAATTACCGTCAGCTATGATCTGTTTGATAGTCTCACAGGCTTGAAGATCATCCTCAATTGAAATCACCGAACTGAAATCATAGGATTTTACTAGATCATTTTGTGATATTACGTTATACATATCAGTACAGCAGTTCGTGTAGTTCTGGATCAAACCTAGCACTCAGCACTGCCCTTGGAAGTTTGTGAGTGCTAACTGGTCTATGGGGTACGCTGGTATTGATCCAAGCAGGTTTATTTGTGTCCCATCTACCAATCTCTACTGCTGGAGCATCAGGTTTCTGCACACGAGCCACAGCTCGAAAATCAGAGTCGTCATAGCGATTGCCTTGTATCTCTGTGTCATACCATACTGTGGATGTGCCTTCACAATTGATGATAGGCAGATTAAGTCCGTAACAGCGTTTCTCCCAATCTGTGCTGTCTACATGAATAGGAAAGTCGAGATCAAGATTAGTAGTGATAATTGCGCACCACGACCACTGAGATATCACAGCATGTTTTTTTATGAATTCAGTATAGCATGGAGCGAATGGTTCTATTTCTTCTCGCATGATAGGTATAAATTCTGGCGGCATATTTAAGAAATTAGGAATTTTTTTAAAAATAATAGGAATAATTTCTCTTTGTATTTCTTTTAAATTATCAACTTCTACAGGTTTATACAACCATTTGGGATTGGTTTGATGCTGTGACATACGTTTAATAACTTTTAAACAATGTCTTATTTTTTAAATGAAAGACAATTTCTCGAAACGGTTGTGAAAATTCAAATTGAAAAGTAAGTCGGGTATTTTCTGTATTATTTTCTAAACTATGAATTTTGGTTGTGTTCAATACAACTGGTAACGAGTTTTCGTATGATAGTTCAGCAATTGGAAGTTCGTGGTTGTCTGATTCCCAAAAAAAAGTACTGGCATGTTTACCTAACGTTAACGGAACATTTAACACAGTATCTCGATTGAAATCAACACCGTCCACATGCTTTACTACACTTTGCCCTGGCGGATGTTTTATTATTAGAGTACTTGTGGGAAACAATGAGTTACTAACAAGAGAGTTAACTACTGCATTAGCAGTAGAGGGAAACATCATAATGTAATTTCCGTCATAAACACCTGTAGAATTATTCCCATTTTTATAAAACATAATACTGTTTTCTATTGCATAATTACGAAGTTGTATTATTGTCTGATCTGAAAATAATTCATAATCTGATTTATAAAAAAAATCATGCATGAAGTCCATTAATTTATAATTGATTAGCTATTTCTTCTATAGTCTTATCTATAGAAACTGCTAGAATTAACCTAGGTCCGGGACTACAGGTTACTGTATGCGCACAGTCAGTTCTGACAAATGCACTTGGCAATAGAAAATTATTTGCTGTATACGAGGGTTCGCCTAGATAGTCCCAACGTTCACGCATGGTATTACCTGGTATGTTTTTTGAGAAATATGATTCACCTGTGATATATTTAAATTCATGAGATACTAATCTAGGATCACCAAACTGTATATGTTCCCACCATGTCATCATATCTAGAGGATTACCGAGAATGCGTATGTTAAATCTTGTTTTTATTCTCGAACTTTGATTGTGTGTGAATGTTTCTTCATTTTCTTCAAGTTTTGAATCTATGTGAGGGTTGCCTAGAAACGTTTCTTCAGTGTTTGATATAAAAAATACTATTTCATCCCAAAAAATATCACAGCCGTATCTATTCAAAAATTCATTGATTTCTCGACCTACAATACTATTCTTCCACAGGTGCTGGCGTTGCGGTGAACATTCTAGGGTGTCTTCACCGTGATAAAAATTTTCTGTAAATCTATCTCGATATTGGTCAAGTGTAAATTTTCTTGCAGCGTCTGATAGATCGAAATCAGTTTGTAAATAATACATAAACAGTATTTATCTGCGTATATAATACATTTAGATATATGGAGCGGGGTACGAGAATCGAACTCGTGACTCTAGCTTGGAAGGCTAGGGTAATACCATTTTACGAACCCCGCACTGTGTTATTTAATCTTCATCTGGAGGATTAGCCAACGGCGATGTTGTGGGTTTTTTCCTTGACCACGCCGAATAGCTTTCCCCTTCTACTCTACCACTTTGATTTGGTTTAAGTTGCTGTACAGATCCGCCTTTAGCAAAAAATTCTTCCATTGCTAAATCAGTTGCTGATTTTTCCTGTGATTTTGTCATGATGCCCTGTGTGTTAATCTACTCTTTTAAGATATTGCGGTCCTATCTTTCCTGCTTGAATATCCAGCAGTGCTGATACAGGACTGTGCAAAGGAGTAGTCAGTTCAGCCTGACGATGCCTTCTTGATAGTTCTTTAGCTCTTATCGAGGCAATCAGCACAAGATCGAATCTATTGCCTCCTGCCTGTTCTACACATTTTTCTGTGTCAATACTGGGACCACGACTTTGTATTAATTGCATTTTTTGCCTTTGTAAAAACTGGTTGCGGGACCTGGAATCGAACCAAGATCTGAAGCTTATGAGACTTCCGAATTACCGTTACTCTATCCCGCGATAAAAAATTACAGCAGCCCTTCTGCTTGCAGTGTTGCTACAGTGTCCTCATTTAAAGGCACCTCAGTCTTGATATTTAGTTCCAAGACTTCGTCGTTGATCTGTTGTTTCTGTTTCTTGAGATTTAAAATCTCTGCTTTGGCTTGTGTGATCTGATCTTTGCTCAGGATAGATGTAGATACGGTATCACTATAACCGTAGATGCTACGACGACCAGTTTCACCTTTGTCGTTTTTAATCTTTTCCAACTTGCCTTTGATTACATCCAAAGAGATCATTTCACTAGCAGTTGTAAACTGTTCTAATTGACCAATACGCTTGTCGATGAATGCCGCTTTGGCTAATGCGGTATTAATCCCACTGGCTGCGTTGGCTGTACCTATCAAGGCACGGATATTGTACAAGGCCATAATCAGTTTTTGCCTGCGACCATCGTTAGTGACCAATTCTGAATTGGCCTTGGTGATGGCAGCTTCTACGTCCTGGAACTCGTTGAGTTCGATGTTAAAATCCATTTTGATACTTTTGATAGTATCGTTGATGCTGTTCTGTACAGCATTAGCTTTTCTCAGTGTGATATTCATCTTTTTTCCTTGTTAAACAACAATAACGGATCAGCGAAAGGTCAAGTAATAGACCGGACAATAGACAACAGAAGGGTTATAATCTTCCTTTGACAATGTGCAATGTACAATACACAGAGGTTCATATATTTCCGATTAACAAATGACACTCAGTTGGGATCGGATCACATAAACACGTTCCAATGTTCAGTTGGACTGTAAGTTTGGATTAGGCTTGGAGCCTAAGCCTTTGTCTATCCTCATCTACCTTTCACTTTACCGGTCGAAACATTACTGCCCCAACAAAACTATTATAGCACTGTTTCTATTTTGTGTCAAGTGATTTTGGTAATATTGTCGGAAAATTGATTCAAATGATTATGATAATTTACCGAATACAATCCGTCCCATTTACTTTTAAGAGCCTCGCACTGTGCAAATGCTGGATGATTAAA